GAACAGAAAGTCCAGATCCCTCAAAATCATAATCTTGAAACTCAGTTTGTCCTTGTAAGAATGTTTTTAGATTAGATTTAATAGCATCAAAGTCTAACTCTGATACTTGTATTCTTTTATTATTGTTTGCCATTATCGGGTTCTCTCTAATGCTAGATCAAGAGTAATAGGACTCTCGGTATTAACTATTTTAAATTCTACTGTTACATAAACTTCATTAGCGTCCAAAGAATCATCAACTCGAACATCTAAGAGTTCTACTCTTGGTTCAAAGTTATTAATAACATCGATAATGGCTCGCTGCATCATCATCGAAAACATTGGACCAGGAAGTTCAAAAAGTAATGCACGAACAGGAGAGCCGATCTCACTATGAAATGGTCTCTCGAAGTTTCTGGTTAAAAGAAGGTTTTTTACGGATTGCTTAATCGCATTCTCGTCGTATCTGCGTGTAATATCCCCAGTCACTGGATGTTTAGTGAAATTTAGGTCTAAGTCAGAGAAGATTCTTGTATTTCTTGCCATATTCTTTATTTAGGTTATTCTATGAAAGAATTAGTAGATCCTTCAGCTATTGCATCTCCGCAAGCGATATTATCACCTATTCTTGCTGCAGGTTTACCTTCTATAAATGTCTTACTGGCTCCAGAAGATGGAGATCTAGTTGAACCAGAATGTGTGGTAATCCCACAGGTATGTGAAGCATGCTGACATGCGTTGTCTACCACAGACGCTTTAATTCCATTAAAAAATGTTTTAGTAACAGGAGTTTGGACTAAAGCTGTGGGTGCAAAACACCCATGTCCTGTACTCATATCTCCAAGTCTACTAACTGCTGGCATTATAGTGTATATCCTACATAAGTCTGTAAAGAAGTTTTACCAGAAGTCCAATCATTCGTTACTGTCTTAGTATAAGTCTGTGTCGCCACCGTAGTTACCCCATCCTTAGCAGTTGCGGTATAGGTAAAGACTCTAGAAGTTACTGTACTGGCTTTATAAGAAATCATCTCGTCAAGTTTACTAAGGTCAATTTGATTAAACTTTGTCACTACAGGAAATGTTCCCTCTGGTGTTCTATATGTAATCGTATTATTAAATGAATCCTGATAGTATCCAGAAAGTGTATCTCCAGAAATAGTTATTGTATTAGGATTCGTTTCAGTTGCAGTGATAGTTACAGGGTACGAAGTCATAGTAGCATCATCAACATATGTTACAGTATGAGAAATAGAAACATTCTCATTTACTGATCCAAGATCTGTTGATAACGGAGTCCAAGCCATTATGCTGATTTCGGTGGAATATTATCAAGGAGAACAAATCCAGCAGGAATGCCTTTTGCATCTCGTTTGTATGTTTTATCATTTACCATTGTAAATGCCATCTTTCGTTTTCCACCTGCTTTGTATGCCATGTGAATCCAGATAGACTCTGGATAACGATACTCAAGAATAATCTGATCATAAGGAAGAATCTTTTCTAACGCTTGAACAAACTCGTATGTTTTCTGCCCCTTGTTTGGTAATAGAATACCAATATCAACTGCTCTACCCTTACAGTGGTCGGAAGTTGGAGATTCATTACCAACAACTCCACGAAGACGATATCCAGAGTTTATTCTCCATTGAGTTTTATATCCACCAATACCACCTGGAAGAACTTCAAGAGCAGGTTCAAGTAGATTTTGAGCAGTTAATGCTAAATTGGCTACAATGTCTTGAGCAGTAAATAATACTTCTGGACCATCTTTAGTTTCTTTAAGCATTTGATCAACTAATCTGTGCTTGCCACCAACACCACCATCTATTAACATACCAAGAGTAAAGTTCTTGGATAAACGATAGTCGTTTGTAAATTCTTTAGTAGTTTTAATAATACTAGTGTCCACAGGAACTTCTTTAGCGTTAGCAGAAGGTTTGATAATTACTGGTGCTTCTTCTGATGCAACTGGTGGTGGTGCATTTGGCACACCCTCTTTTCTGGCTTGTTCAGCAGATGCAGCACGACCCTCTGGAGTGTCATAATCATCTGGAGTTTCAGCCACAGTTTTTTCTTCAATCTGTCTTTCTGGTAAAATCGTAAATGGAACAACAGGATTAATCGGGACTCCAAGTGCTGGAGGTGTCAACGGAACATTCTCGACATCGTTGGCTCCATCAGCACCATTACCAAACTGACCCTGTGCATAATCCATTCTTGTAGTGCCACCAGATAGATAATTGGCTGTACCTTCTGACTCAACATTAGTTGTAGCACCTTTGACACTTAATGCACCGACTGCTTGTGTATCATGCACTCCATCTGATTTTGTATAGATATTTGCAGCCTGAATAGAATAATCGCCAGCAACTTTAACTTTCATGTCACCACCAACAGCTAAAGTTAAATCTGTTGCCACTCCGATGTCAGCATTGTTTCCAACTCTTACTGTAGCATTTTGTTCAACCTGAATGTTTGCGTCTGTTCTAGAATAGATGTTTGCATTACCATCAACAGTGATGTTTAGTTCACCTGATACATGAACACAACCATTCTTTTCCATTAATACAAAGTTATCACCAACTATGTAATTAACCTGAGTTCCGTTTGGATCAATCTCAGAAAATGTACCTGAACGATGATATGTATTAATTCGTTCATATCCTGGAGTATCATCAAACTCTTGAATGTGTCCTGATTCAGTTTCAAGAACTTTATTAAATGGATACTTTGCACCATAAGGTGCTTCTGGTTGATCCCATGAACCTAAATCTAATGCTCTTGGTATTCCACGAACACGAAGTGCGTCTTTTCTTTTTACAACAGTTCCTTCAATAATACCACGAGCCAAACGATTTGTGTCTGGTTCACCGATGTATTCTTTTAACGGATACTTATTATTTGGATCTCTAAATCCAGTAGTAAATGAACCAGTTTCAATACTCTTTTGTGATGGTCTTGGAGTGGTATCATTACCATCTTTTGGTGGCTCTGGTGTTGGTTGTCCAGCATCTTTTTCTACACCACCAGTACCCTCTTTGCCATAAAAATATTCATAGTAAGATTGTTTAATTGCTGCAATATCAGGAGTGTTTACACCAACTGCCTTCTTAGCTGCAAGAAAGAAATCTGGATGTCTAGTTGATTCAACACCTTTAACTCTATCTTTAATATACAATGCAGCAACCAGTGCTGATACATTAATATCAGTATCAAGAGAATCTGGATTATTGACAATGTCTAAATTTAATCCAGTGGCATTGGCTAGGTTTTGATATCTTTGATAGTTGGCACGACCAGTTAATTGGATAAACCCACGACCATAGTATTTTCCACCATCGGCATCTGTAAGATTACCTAAGAAACCTTTACCTCGTTTTGTTGGTCCATATGCCCAAGAGAAAAACTGTTCTCTTGTTACACCTTTTTTGGTGGCATCTGAATATGTAGCAATATCTTCTGGAGTGGCAAATGAATAAACTTGTTTTAATCTGTTTGGACTATAATTAAAATTCTCTAATTGCGGTATCCATTTTGATTCACCACCAGCAATACCCAATAAAGCACACTTCTGTTCTTTGGTAGTCAATCCTACTTTATCGCATGCTGCAATTAGTGCTTTAATACCTTCTGCTGATTTTGATGGATTTGAAGATGACCTTGCAGGAGGTAGTGTTGGTATTGAGGTGTTTGTTGAAGTCTGTTTAACAGGTGTACTAGCAGAAGAGCCAGTAGTTACTGGTGTTCCAGATCCAGACAAAACAGGATTACCAGAGCCATCTCTTAAAACATTTTCAAATACTCTACTTTGGCTAACTGCGTTTAAGTTAGTTGGTGGATCTTCAAACTTAAGAATATTCTCACCATAATTTACAACGGCATTACTAATTGTAATTTGTGTACCACTATTAATAGAAACAATAAATGTTTCTGCTGGAATACCAAATGCCAATACTTTCATATTGGCTTTTAATACTGATGTTAAATTAGTCGAACCATTTTCTGGATCGTATAATGTTAATACCTTTCCATTGGTTGGACCAGGAACTGTTCTTAGTTCAATATTTTCTGTTTTAGTGGATCCAGCAATTGGACCACTATCATCAGCATCGACTGGTGCTGGCGCATTAGGAATACCACCAACAGTACCAATTATAATAGGTTGTTGTTGACTTTCATCAGCAAAGATAATAATTACAGATGTTCCCTCTACTGGACCAATCGGAGATTGTCCAATACCATTCATTGCAGCTGATGTGACGGGCTGAACTGGAACTGCCCATGGAAGATCCGCTGTAGGAAGTTGTGACTTATCATGAGTGTGTAATCCTACCACACGAACTTGACAACGACCAAGTCTTAATGGATCACTTCTATTTTCTACAACACCATAGTAAAAATTCATTATTTTGTCCTGTTCATATCCATCATAGATGATTCTTTAATAATTTCCATATAACACTCATGTTTTTCTCTATCAACATAATGATTGATAGCTGCAATAATGTAATTTCCAGAGAACATTTTATCAGTGGTATCACCATCCTTCTTTGACAGTGGTTCTATTCTTTTAAGATCTAGTTTAATCTTTTGTCCAACAGTATAATCGCATCTTCCTGGAACTGTAATATTAATTTTATTTGCTTCTGCTAGTTTTAGTAGCGAAATTCTTTCTTGATTTGATTTAGCATTAGTCACATCACCAAATCCATTAAAGTTTCCAAAGTTTTTTGGATAGTTAATAATTCTTGATGCTGCTCTAAAAATTGAACGATCTGAATTAATAGGATATTTGTTTAGATGTTTCTGTTGTTCAAATCGCTGAAACATATTATAGTTTTTGGCACTATATGTTTTCTTTGTTACATCATAAGATACTTGTCTTGATGAAAGCATTCCTGAACGAATGCGATCCATATAATCAAATGATGTTGGTATGCTAATCTCAAGAATACGCTTAAAATCTTTTTCTGGATTTCTTACGCTACCGCCACCTGGACGATCGTCACGAGTATATTTGTCATAAACAAAATCTTGAAATACAGCATTTGTATAAAGTCGTTCTAAACTAATAAAATAAAATCCATCACGATTTTCAAAGAACACATAGCTCGGCGATCTATTAGTATTAATAGCAGTATCTGCAAGATACATAATGTTTTCGATCGGTGTCCAATAATTAGAAATATATTTTGTATTATTTAATGTCTCTTCAATAAAAACTTTCTTATCAGATTCTAAACCAAATGTTTTATCTTTAATAAATGGTTCAATCATTTTAGAAATTTTATCACCAAACACACGACTAGTTTTTTTGTTTAAATCTACAACAGCTTCTACAGAAATAAAATGTAATTGATAAACAACTGATTTGTCTCCAGACATTTCTCTGTTAGTCATTTTATAAATGTAGTATTTACCTTTAATATTATTCTTATCAAGAGTGGGAGTACTAATTTCTAACTCAAGATATTCTTCTCCAATAAATGGGAATAGATTAACTAAATCTAAAGAGTCTTTTAAAATTAAACTGCCAGTAATAAATGGTGCGAAAAGATCTTCATAAAATTGAACATTAATTACTTGTGCACCAACATCTTGATAAAAACCCTTTGCGGTAATTATCTTA